ATTTGTATAACAATTCAAAATATACAACCGAATAAATTGATAAGTATGAATAACTAAATTATTCATTTCAAAAACCAAATTGTTTATAACTGGTTGTATAACATCACGATTAAGTAAAATAGTTTTGAGCGGTATTTTGAAAGTTTTATAGGCGGATTTTTCATTATTCCTAAATTCTTGGAAAGTGTCCTTTGGTTTTTTCTTTTTTACCATTCTATATATTTACTAAAGAAAATAATTTTAAGTAATTTTTTATATAATTAATTTATTAATTTCCTAAATATTTTCTTTTTCCATCTTTTCTTTTTCCATCTTTTCTTTTTCCATCTTTTCTCTGCGTTTTTGATATGCTAATTTATTATATTCTTTTCTTTTTTCCTTATCAATAATCGGTTTATAATTATTTTTTTCTTTGTATTCTTTTACCTTTTTTATAATTTCTTCTTTATGATTTTGGTAATATTTTTTCATATTAGAAGGAGCAGTATATTTTTTCAAATGTTCTTTGGTTTCAATCAATTCATTTTTAGTTTTTTCCAATTCCGTTTTTAAAAAATTTATTTCCTTAATAAATTCTTCGTTAGTCATTAAGGTATTGTAATAATTTATTTTTATATAATTTACACTATATAAAAATCGGCGTTTGAAATGTTAAAAGGTGTAATAAAAATTGAAACAAAATAAACAATATAAATTTACGTTATAATAACATAGTAATATGGCGTCTCAAGCATCCACCCTTTCTAAATATCAAAAGTTAACGGATAAGGAACATATCCTAAAAAAACCGGATACCTATATTGGTTCTATTGAAAATACAGAACATGAAGATTATATTTTCAGCGGTGATAAGGATATCGTTTCTAAAGAATTTCAATACATTCCAGGTCTCTACAAATTATTTGACGAAGGCATTGTCAATTGTCGTGACCATGTAATTCGTCAGGCACAAGCTGTTAAAGATAATGTAGCACATGCTTTACCAGTAAATAATATTGAAATTACTATTGATGATGATGGAACAATTCACATGTATAATGATGGTAATGGTATTGATGTAGCAGAGCATCCTGAATATAAAATTTGGATTCCCGAAATGATTTTCGGTCATTTGAGAACATCCACTAATTATGATGAAAAGAAAAAGGAAAAGATTGTTGGGGGTAAAAACGGATTCGGTTTTAAACTAGTACTTATATGGTCTACATGGGGTAAAGTAGAAACCGTGGATCACGTGAGAGGATTAAAATATGTACAAGAATTCAAGAATAATTTAAATGAAATAGGTAAACCATCTATTACCAAATGTAAAAATAAGCCATATACTAGGGTGTCATTTAGACCGGATTATGCTCGTCTTGGAATTCAAGGATTGACTGAAGATATGTTGGCACTTTTCAAAAAGCGTGTGTACGATGTATCAGCGGTTACAGAGAAAACCATCCGAGTGAAATTCAATGGTCAAGTTATCCCTTGTAAGAATTTTGAACAATATATTGATTTGTATGTTGGTTCAAAAGTGGATACAAAGCGTATCTACGAGACAGCAAACGACCGTTGGGAATATGCGGTTTGTCTAGCTCCAAAAGACGAGTTCCAGCAAATTAGTTTTGTGAATGGTATCTATACATCAAAGGGTGGTAAGCATGTAGAATATATCATGAATCAAATTATCCGTAAATTATGCGCCTATATTAAAACAAAGAAGAAGGTTGACGTGAAACCCAATACTATCAAGGAACAATTATTGCTATTCCTCCGTTGTGATATTGAAAATCCGTCTTTCAATAGTCAAACCAAGGATGAATTAGGAACAGCTATTAGTTGTTTTGGTTCTACTTGTACAGTGAGTGACGGATTTATTGAGAAGATTGCCAAGATGGGTGTCATGAATGCTGCATGTGCTCTAACGCAAGTCAAGGAGGACAAGGCAGCTAAGAAAACAGATGGTTCTAAAAGCAAGAGTATTCGTGGTATTCCGAAACTGATTGACGCGAATTATGCTGGAACCGCTAAATCTGGTCAATGTACTCTTATCTTATGTGAGGGAGATTCAGCAAAGGCCGGTATTGTTTCCGGATTGTCAAAAGACGATAGAAATACTATTGGTGTTTATCCTATGAAGGGTAAGATATTTAACACGAGAGGTGAAACGCTCAAGCGTATTGGTGAAAATAAGGAAATTATTGAACTTAAACAAATCTTAGGATTAGAGGCAGGCAAAAAATATACCAAAGATATTGTTGAAAATACATTGCGTTATAGTTCGGTGTTATTTATGACTGATCAGGATTTAGATGGTTCTCATATCAAAGGTTTAGGTCTTAACTTGTTTCAAGACCAATGGAATACATTGTCCACCTTGGAAAATTTCATTGGATTTATGAATACGCCTATTTTAAAAGCAAAGAAAGGTGGAAAAGAATTACTATTCTATAATGATGGCGAATATAACAAATGGAAGAGCGAAAATGACGTGAAAGGATGGAATGTGAAGTATTACAAGGGTCTAGGAACCAGTACTGGAAAGGAATTTAAGGAATACTTTGCTAACAAAAAGATTGTCTACTTTACACACGAAGGTGTACCTAGTGATAATGTAGTAGATATGGTGTTCAATAAAAAGCGTAGCGATGAGCGAAAAGAATGGTTAACCAATTATNATAGAAATAGTTATTTAGATACCAATAANGAAAAGGTAAGTTATACCGATTTTGTAAACAAGGAACTCATTCACTTTTCCAAATATGATTGTGAACGTTCTATTCCAAATATGATGGATGGACTAAAAATCAGTTTAAGGAAAATATTGTATAGTGCGTTTAAGAAGAACTTGACGAGTGAAATCAAGGTTGCTCAATTCAGTGGTTACGTATCAGAGCAATCTGGATATCACCATGGTGAAGCTAGTTTGAATGCAGCTATTGTTGGTATGGCACAAGATTATGTAGGAAGTAACAATATCAATCTACTTATGCCAAATGGTCAGTTCGGAACGAGACTTCAAGGTGGAAAGGATTCAGCGAGTGAGAGATATATCTTTACCCAACTAAATCCAATTACACGTTATATTTACAGAAAAGAGGATGATGCTGTTCTAGAGTATTTGGAGGATGATGGATTTCCAGTGGAGCCATTATTCTACGTACCAATTATTCCCATGATTCTAGTGAATGGTGGAAAGGGTATTGGTACAGGTTTCAGTACAGATGTGTTATCCTACTCACCAGAACGATTAATTGAGTATTTACAATGTAAATTGAAAGATGAACAAGATGGTAATGTAGTTGTTGATGATAACGTTACAAAGTTTCAACCATCATATCGTGGATTTATGGGAAGTTGTCATGAATACGATAATGGAAACAAATACATTGTAAAAGGTAGTTATCAAAAGCTAAATGATAAGAAAGTACGTGTCACTGAATTACCAATTGGTCATTGGACCGATGACTTTAAGCAACATATTGAGAATCTAATGGAAGCAGATAAGAATAAGAAAGGTAAGGCATTTGTAAAAGATTATAATGATATGAGCACAGATACCACAGTTGATATTGAAATTACATTGAATGAAGCCATTGATGAAAAGACAGAAGGGTCTAATTTATATAATAACTTTGAGAAGATGATGAAATTGTACACATCGCAAAGTACCAACAATATGCACTTGTTTACAGACGAAGAACGATTAACCAAGTTTAATAATGAAAGAGAAATTATTGACCGTTACTTTCCGGTGAGATTGAAATATTATCAAAAGAGAAAGGACTATATGATTGCTACTCTAGAAAAAGAATTGCGGTTGCTTTCTAACAAGGCAAGATATATTCAAGCCATACTAGGTGGTGAAATTGACTTGCGAAATATGAAAAAGGGAGACATTGTCAATATGATGAGCGAAATGAAGTATGATATGATAGATGATGATACCGATTATAAATATCTTCTGAAAATGCCCATGGATAGCGTAAGCGAAGAAAATGTGGAACGAATGCTAAAAGATAGAGATGGCAAGGAGAAGGAATTAATTACACTTCAATCCACAACTATTGAAAATATATGGTTGAGTGAATTAGAAGAATTGAAGAAAATGTTATCAAATGTAAATACAGTAACAAAGTCCAAGGCGAAACCAAAGGATAATACAACAACAGCAACAACAAATACAAATACAGTACTGAAAATAAAAACAAAAAAAATGGTTAAAAAGGTGGTTGCTAAGTAAGTAATATGTAAATATCAATGATACAAAATAAAATAAAAAATATATAGTATAAATATTTTTTATTTGGAAATAATTTATAAATCATAAATCATATACGGTCTAGAAAAAATGTTTTAATTCCAATGTTTTATTATTGAAATCAGGTTGAACTGGTCTATCAATTGGATTATACATTGTGCTAGCATCGCGTTTATAATTAATGTAGCCTTGAGCTTCACTGTATATTTCTCTCACACAATACTTTACTACTAAACCATTTAGTTCTTGTATCTGTTCAGTAATACGGTCGGGTAGATTCACTGAATTTTGAAGAAATACACTTCGCATAATGATTTTAAGATTGTCGCAATTTTGATTGTCAATAATATATTGTTGATTGGAGACTTCGTAAACACCGGCTCTAATAGCATTTTGAATGATTTGCATGTTTTCTTTGCTAAAAAAAGCAAGAGATAATATGGAATCTTGAAAATTTCCGGTCATGGCATCATGAAATGTAGAACACTCATTTGTAGGTATCTTGTCAAATAATGAAAATTGATTTCTATTGGGTCCAATAATATTTACTCTTCCATTTGTACTTGAACAATTCATCTATATTCATTAGATAGAAAAAATTATATCTGTTTAAATTATATAATGGAATTTAACTTTCAAAAAATAGTAATTACTATTGCAATAATAATATTTCTGGCTATGATGATTTTCATATCAATCATATTATACAATAATAAATATGGTCTTCGTTTTCCACCTACTACATCAGATTGTCCAGATTATTGGATAGACCAAGGAACTAATGAGGGTGGTGTTAATGGTAAAATGACTCAAAAATGTGTTAATGTAAAAAATTTAGGAGAACCGTCATGTAGTAAAGAAATGGACTTTACTACTGATGATTGGCAAGGAACCACTGGTTTATGTAATAAATATAAATGGGCAAAATCATGTGATTTAACATGGGATGGTATTACAAATAGTCACGATTTGTGCTAGTAATACTACTTTACAATAAAACAAACATAAAAACAATATGGAATACATATACAATAGATAATAAATGGAATTTGATTACAATATAAATACATTTTTAAACCGAAGTAAAATAACAGATAATATAAAAAAGTTTTTCAGTGATTTTGAAAAAAATAAGCATAGTTTGACACAGGTGCGCGGTATCTATTTATACGGAAACCCAGGTTCTGGTAAAACAATATTTATTGAAAACTTGTTAAAGGAATTAAATTATGATATTATTAAATATGATGCTGGTGATATTCGCAACAAATCTATAATTGATACAATCACAAAACATAACATGTCTGATAAGAATGTATTATCCATGCTACAAAAAACTCCTAAAAAAATTGTCATTGTCATGGATGAAATTGATGGCATGAATAATGGAGACAAGGGTGGAATTAATCAATTAATAAAACTAATTCGCCCAAAAAAAACCAAAAAACAAAAAATGGAAGATATTACATTGAACCCAATAATATGTATCGGAAATTATCACGTGGATAAAAAAATAAAGGAATTAATGAAAGTATGTAATAGTTATGAAGTGAAAAATCCAACTGATAAAGAAATGACATGTCTAATTGATTCAATGATGCCTTCAATAGATAATGTTTTAAAAAAGAATTTGCTAAGTTATATTCAAGGTGATTTGCGAAAGTTTGATTCTATACTACATATTTATAATAAACAAAATATTTTGTTGAAAAATGAAATTATACACAATGTATTTCAATCTAAGACGTATAATGATGACAGTAAAACTATCACGCAAAAATTAATAAATCAAAAATTTGATTTAAATAGTCATAATCATATCATGAATGAAACCGATAGAACGATTGTCGGTTTGTTATGGCATGAGAATATTACCGACGTGTTAAGTAAACAACCTCATGAAAAATCATTTCCATTTTATCATAAAATATTAGATAACATATGCTTTGCTGATTATATTGACCGAATTACATTTCAAAAACAAATATGGCAGTTCAATGAGATGAGTTCTTTAACCAAGACGTTTTATAATAATAAATTATATCATGAGACATTTTCAAAAAAACCAAAGTTTAACCCAACTGAATTACGATTTACCAAAGTATTAACCAAATATAGCACCGAATATAATAATTATTCATTTATACAAAATTTATGTCTTAGTTTGGGAATGGATCAGAAAGATTTATTTGCGTTTTTTCTTAATTTGCGTGACGAGAAAACAGAAGAAGAAATATATGAATTATTTGAAAATTATGAAGTTAACAAATTAGACGTAAACCGAATATATCGCTATTTAGATAAATATGATAATGTAGAATATACAAACGATGATGCTTCCAGTTCAAGTGTAGAATAAATTATACTATCAAAAGTATAATATAATTTATTAAGTTTATTAAGATTGTGTATATTATGAAACGTCATTAGATCTAACCGTGTCTGATGATGAATCAACTACTGTAACCGTGTCTGATGATGAATCAACTAATGTAACCGTGTCTGACGATGAATCAACTAATGTAACCGTGTCTGACGATGACTTAATATCAATTGTTGTATCACCATACATTTTTAACTTACTTACTAAGATTGAGTTATCTGAGTATAATTGATGAATTGTAGCATTTTGTGTATCTATTTTAGATAAGCATTCAGTATGCTCCTTACGTAACTTATCATATACTTGGTTCAATTGTGAAAGTTGACCTTGTTGTTGTTTAAACAAGTCTACCATTTGTTGCATATTTAACGTGGTTGGAGGTTGTCCGTCACGTTGAATAGTTACAGATTGACTGCTTTGCTTAGCATTTTCTTCGGCTTTTTTGCGCCGTGTCTCCTCCAATTTCAACATTTGTTTCAATACATCAGGTTTCATAGATGGGTCGCCTGGACTATAGTTTTCTAACAAGGAATCTACATTCATGTAAAAGTCTTTCAATTCCGTTTCTTTCACAAAACTATCAACCGTTTTGGGAGATTCCTTGACAAATTGTGGATGAGGATTATCCAATAATTTTCGCTTATCAAATGTATTTTGTTCGTGTGAAAATACCAAAATTGTTTTCATTGGATCCAATTGAACAAACGGTACAGTATAATCTTTCAAAAATGATTTTTCCTCCGCCAAACAAGCATCGTCGTCATATTTATTTTGAATTAATGACCGTCTAAAAGCGAATGTTCCGGCAGTAGCATGCGATTGTCTATAAGGACCAAATTGATACATTTTTTGAATGTGTTTAAAGTAAATATAAATTTCACTAGAGCCAGCACACATTGCTTGGGGATTAGATTGTAATTTCTCAACGGCATGACTTACTCGTTCAGGTGGATAATAATCATCATCGTCCATATACACTAATATATCACCTCTGCTTTTTTCATGCATTAGATTCCTCTTCCGTCCTAATGTCATTTTCTCGTCGTATTTAAAATACACTATATTACGATGACCTTTTACTAAATCTTCAATCTTATCAGTTCCGTCATCTATAATAATCCACTCCATGCGATTTTTTGGATAGGTTTGATGTTCAAAACATTTTAACATGGCTGAAATAAATGGACGTCTATTATAGGTTGGAGTACATATACTTACATATGGATATCTAGAATCACGCGGGGGAATTTTAGGACGAACTACTGCTGGTTCAACTGGTTCTTTTATAGGATTATGAATTTGTTTGTTGTTTTTATTACCAGGATTTTTTGAAGGTTTCTTCTTATTATTTTTTCCCATTTAAATAATAATATATAATTTCTTTTATATAGTATTATCTTCAATTAAACAACCAACAAACAACAAACAACAAACAACAAACAGTAACCTTTATTTATTTTTACTATTGATTATTGATTAAGTGATAATGATTGATTCATTGATAATGATGCCAGTATAAATACTATTATCATAACAATTGCTTGAGGTGTATTAAAATGTATAAGGGCACTTACACTAGTCAAAATACAAAATAATATTGACATGTAATACATATTATATTTATTGCTCATAATACCACGCAAAGCATTACTGTATTTTTCACTCCCATCACGTTTTTCTGTTTCTATTCCACTTACTAATCCTGGAAAAAGAATAAATTTAAACAATACACTAAATAGTTGTGTTACTGAAATCAAAATTGGTATTAACCATGTCCACCCTAAGAATAATCCAACTACTGATATGATAGTAGCACGTGTTCCACCAGTTTCTTCCATAAATGTGCTTACTAATGTAGGGAGCCACCATAAGACAGTCATACATATAATAATACCAATAAATAATGGTCCAAATATAAATGGCATTAAATCTTGAAATGACTTGGGAATAAAGCCATCAATTGCTCCTATAAATTCAATGGTCTTTCTTATAGCTCCATTTAACCAAATATTAGAATATATTATTTTATTGGTTAACCAATTTCCAATAATGCTAAAAAAACCAGAAGATTCTTTATTTCCCATAGAATATGGAAAACCATAATCAAACAAGGCTTCACTAAAAAAGGGTTCGGTCATTAACGTATTCGTTGTAATATCTATATTGCTATTAGTAGAGCCACCACCTCTCATTTTTCTACCCCCCGATTGTTTTTCACTCATATATGGTGGTTTTTTTTCATCAACCGGAAACAATTTATCCAAACTTTCTGTACCCAATTTGGTTAAAAATGTAAAATTAGCACCTAATAACCCTGTAAAAAATACAATAATAAATGATATAAATACAGATATAACAAATCGTGTCATTGTCGTACCAAATGGTATTTCTTTATTCTTATTCTCTTTTTCTTTGTCTTTCTCTTTTTCTGTTTCGGAATATTTGGCAGGCATATATATTTAATAAATATAAATATTATAAGGAAATATTATATTATATTTCCTTATAATAAGAAGTAAATGACTAATAAAAAAACAATATATATATGGGACGGTGGTGTTTTTTCGCCTCCTACAAAGGCGGTTGGTAAATTAGCATTTAATTTAGCTACATATATATCGTCTAAACACGATGATAAAGTAAATGTAGAATATCATTTTGTACCAACCAACAAATATTACAACAAACCTTGGGTCAGATGCGTAGAAGAAGAAGACCGCTTATTCATGTTAAAATATTTAGTAGAATATATTAATCGTGAATATAAGGTACCTTCAAATATCAAATTTATCGTAAATGATCATGATATTAACTATGGAAAAAAAACAAAGGATCCTAGCACAACTTTAACTAGTTTGAAATATTTTACTAAAAAGCAAATGGAGAATGTATACCTAGCAAATAGTATTGACAATGTAATTCAACGTGTAAAGGGATATTGGCAGGATACACTTGAATTATTCTTTAAAGTACGCATAATATGTTACGACATTTATTCACCTGAATTAATCGGTGTAAATCAAACAGAAAATTATATTTATAAAAGCATTAATCTAGTGGATTTATTACAACAAGAAAAACATAATTATCCCGTTGAATTCCAACAATATTTTAAAAAGCATAAACTCAGTAAAGACGATATCAATCATTTTATTTCCTCTAAAAAGAATGAACACAAGTTTGAAGGATTGAAGAAATTAATCATGTCTAGACTTACCTTTTTACCGAAACATTTAGTACCAGAAGCTTATAAAGCTGTAGCAGGTAATCGTGTAAGAGAAGAACTAGATGTATATTATTCATCTTTAAAAAATATTCAAGACCTTACTACACCTGGTATTGAAACATATATTACCGATAAAGGATTATATGAACATTGTAAATCTAAATACGTAGACAAACTCATTAGTAAAAGTTCCAAGTCTAGGTCCAAGTCTAGGTCTAATGCTAGGTCTAGGACCAAGTCTAGTGCTAAGTCTAATGCTAAGACTAGGTCCAAGTCTAAGTCTATCTCAAAGTCTAGATCCAATCATAAAAAAACAAAACGTAGGTAGAACACAATGATAGTGTATTTTAATTTCTATAGAATGTATAGAGAGAAATGATACAAAAAATGTTTCTTTTCAGTGCCACTTTATTAGTAATAGGGATACTTTATCAATATTTTAATTTTCAAAAAATGATTTTTCAGTCAATTAAGGAAGGGTTTACACCTCAAGATGTAGAAGGGATTATACAATCACCAGGTTCTTATACAATAGGATCAGTAGATCCCGATTACATTAAAGAAAAGAAAATGTTAACTGTGAGTAATGGTTATACAAAAGAGGTAATAGATAATTTAAGACCTAGTGACCCAAATCCATTTGACAAAGAAACTACTGATACAATGGGTGATTTCCCTGAAACAGAACAAGAAAAGGACGCCTTGTCAGCTACTGAATTTGAATACCCAAATAATCATAAATTTACAGTGGACTACAAATGCCGAAAAACGGCTACTGGCATGTTTTCAGATTGCGGAACCTATTCTGCCAACACTGCTTGGACTGCTGACCCTTACAAAGGGTTGAATTGCCCCTTAGTAAATACCATAAATGAACAAAACAATATACAGTAAACTAATACTTATTGTAGCTCTTTACTTCTAAAATACCGGAATTATATTCCTTACTAATGTTGTTTTTTATCTCAAATCGTAAATCATTTGTAACGTATACAGACCTAGCCAAATCTATAAAGTCGGCATCAAATTCCTTATTCAATTCCTTTATGCGGATATTATCTTCAATATTCCATAATTTTTCATTTACGATTTTCAGGTCAGTTATCCTATGGTATGATATATTTAACTCCTTTATAATTGAATTCAAACGTTTTAGTTCGTTCTGTATATTACTTAATTTAGTCTCGTCTGATATTTTTTCCTTTTTTATGAGTAAAATAGTGTATTTATCACACAATTCTCCAATAGAAATAGGTACTTGAACAATATTATTCATATACGTATAATATTATTCTAAAAATATTCTAAAATATTAACGCAAATATAGATTGGATATTTATTCCAAAATAAGTATAAATATATCTTTACTATATGTTGTATACATATGCCAGACTATATCAGTAAGGTAAATATTATAAATGGTCATTTACAAAATAAAGAATATGACATTGTCATTACAAAAGGTACTAAATTGTTTATAGATTATCCCGAACAAACAATGTGTTTAGAAATTTTAATAAATACATATAAAACTATATACAATGTCACGAATAATACAGAACAAATGATAAACGCGATTATATCTTTAACCCACCATTTACCATCAAACCATATTTCATCCAAATATATTCCTTCCTATTGTATTCTCCATAATGAATTAGCCATAATTTATGCGAATAGTAATAAATATACAGAAGCTATAAATTGTCTTAAAAAAATAATTGCTGTAAGAAATGATATACCCGATATATATAATAACATGGCAACATGTCATATTTCCTTAAAAGAATACCATAAAGCTATCATTTGTTCAAAAATATCACTAAATTTGGAAAAAACGGATAATACATATAGAAATTTGGCAGACACCAATTTATATATAAAAAAATATAAGGATTCTATTATTAATTACGAATCTATAAAACAACCGACCACCATTGACTTGTATAATACATCGTTCCCCTATTTGGCATCCAAACAGTATCTTAAAGGATTTGAATTATATGAGAATAGATTAGCCGATAATAAAATTCACCAACAAACAAATCAAACAACCCGAGTAGAAATACCATCATTACCATATTGGAATGGTAAGGACCCATGTAACCATCTTATGATTATATACGAACAAGGTATTGGTGACAATATACAGTATTTCCGGTTTATCATTGAACTATCGTACCGACATCCAGAATTAAAAATTACCTATTTTTGTAAACATATCATATCCCATTTATTTAATGTGGATTCATATGAAAATATTACCGTCATTGACGATTCTTCACCTACCAATATTACATTATATGATAAAAAAATATATATCATGTCCCTCCCACATATACTAAGATTAGAAATAGTTACATTGAATCCAAATAATTACATCATTCGCGATAAGACAAATGACAATATTTGGTTTAATAAAATGACACCATTCAATAATAAACTCAAAGTAGGATTTATGTATAGTGGACTATTATTTTCGTATATAGATAAACAGATTGAGTTGAAAGATTTCCAGCCGATTTGCTGTGATGAAAACATCCAAACCATATGTCTCCATAAAATGGATGACAAAATTAGGGGCGATTTTTCCAAAATAGATTTTGCTAGCGAAATATTTGTTGATGAAATTGATACGGATAAGGCGTTTATGGATACCATATCCATATTACGGAATATAGATGTGCTTGTTACTATAGACACTTCTATTGCTCATTTAGCAGGTGTTATGGGAATAAAAACATTACTTCTTATTGGCTATACGAGTGAATGGCGGTGGTTTGATAATGATGACAAGGTATGGTATGAGAGTGTAGATATTATTAGAATGACAGAACAGAAACCATTAGCTGATTTAATTCCTAGAGTGAAGAAACTATTAGACGCAGAATATGTAAATAAACGCAGTGTTGAATAGATTTTAATTTCTCAATATTATATATACATCTATGTCTTACCCCAATTATAATAAATATAATCAATATGTTACATGTTGTAAACCAATTGGAGCCCAAGGTGCCCAAGGTGATACTGGTGCTACTGGTCCAATAGGACCAATTGGTCCATCTGGTGGAGCGCAAGGAGCGCAAGGAGCACAAGGACTACAGGGAGCACAAGGAGCACAAGGAGCAACAGGAGCTAGTGGTGTTCAATCACTACAATTTACACTCTCGTTAGAACAATCAGGTGGGGGTACAGAATTTATTATAGCGGGAGTAGATGATACGATTGCTAGCGGTCAAAATACCGCATCATATAATACGCCATTTGGTGTCTACAACAACCATCTTTGTCTAGACATTTCTACTCTTGTTCGCACTATACCAGGCAACGATGTAGTCATAACTATTACTGGTACATCAATATCTGAATCTACAGCCGTACCAATAGCAGGAGATAATGAAATCATTACTATAACAAGTGGCATTTCTATTCCTAATAACTTTCAATCAATAAAAAAATGGCTTTATATATCTGAGATCACTTTTAGCAATATCTCTAGTATATTATACGATGTGAGAGTATTAGGTTATATTGATTTTCTAAATACTGATGTCAGTTTAACAGGATATAGAGCAGAAGTGCTAGGCGATGATAATAGTAATGGTGCTGATATCACACTAATTATTAGAAAAGTAGATAACGGAACATCTACTATTACAAATATACTTGATATAGAAAATATTACAATAAACAATCCTCTTAATCAAATTGTTGACAATTTACGTAGTGGTATCAATGATAGAAGTTATACTATGCCTGGAGGAACAAGTCTATGGCCACAAAATACCGACTTTGTCATAAAACAGACTGATTTCAACTCGTACTTTACTGCGGGAGAAAATGTTATTTCTGGTTCAGGTGATGAAGGCATCATTATTAAAGTAGAAAGCACTGATTTGGGAGCACCTAATGGTCCTCAATATATATCCCTTATGGTTTATTATGAACCTTTGTAAAATAAAATAAAAAGAAAATAAAAAACAAATATTTTATCATAAAATGATAATAAAATATTTTTCATTGAATCAATCAATCACTATTGAAGTAGGTAGCTCTGTATCGTTATTATCGTGCGTACATTAGACCACAATTTCCACCTACAAATGTGAGCACGTTATATCTCTCTTCAAACACGGTCATATTATAGTTATAATCGTAAATTCTCCAAGTAGGTTTATTCACACCAATTAAATTTCCACAGGCATCACAAATGGTCATGAATTGTGCTGAAGGGTCTAATGGTGGACTATATGTCGTGAATTCCAGTTGAATATCTTTGAACTTGCTCATATTCATGGCTCCCGATGGTTGAAAATCAAATGGGTCATTATGAATAGCAAAACTATAATTATAAAGACCATCTGGAGCATTGCCAGATGTGCGCACATATTTTTCAACATAATCGTATATTCCAGCATCCAGAACATTCTCTCTGTATTTTCCATCCAATAAAATTCCTAATTGAAGTAAAATTTTCTTTTGATTTTCAGGCGAAAAATCATTTGTTGTGACTAATCCAGANAAATGCCCAAATCCAGGCCTCTCTAATGGATTGTAACCAGGTCCTATATTCGTTGCTCCTGAACAATCTGCTACTGTCCAATCACCAGTTATAGGAGCAAACGTACTATTATTCGGCAATTCTTTATAAGGCCAGTTCGTATAATTACTCCATTCATTCCTCAAATTAATATCACTACGTTGAAACGTCCACATCCAAGATGAAATCATACCCGCGGTATTTTCTAATTTAACACGTTGACTACCAGTAACGTTGAAAAATTTCCAATCATATACTGACTTGAATAAATATTTTTGCTCTTGAGCAGCAAACACTTTTGACTCTTCTTCTGTTAAAAATCCATAAGTTGAAACTAAATGAATATCAGCATTCCAATTTGTTCGTTTATCTTGATAAGATGCCGTATTTAATGATATATCTGGCGGTGGTTGTAAAAATCGGTAAAATTGTTGTAATGAGTCATTAAAATTCGGCTGGATATGTTTAAATTCACTCGTCGGATCTTCAACATCACGTATAACAATCAATTCTTGAATGGGTCTTAAAGTAATATTTATTTCTAGTTCATTATATTGAAGTGCGACTAGGGGAAACGCCATCTTAGCCGCCATAGTAAACCAAAAATTAATAGGAATATATAGCTTTCTGGCTCTAATAGATGGTTCTGGACCTTGTGTGCTATCAGTATAGTATGCGTTCGGGTAAGCATCTACTCGGGGAGGCACATTTCCAGGGTCATTCAATTCACTTATATTACCAGTCATTTTATCATAAAGTGCTTTTTTTTCAGTTGAAAAGTCACGTTGAACCATAGCTAGCAAATAAGCACCCGAATATTTGTTTAATGTTTGTCCACCTACCGAAATTTCCACTTCTTCAATCATTTGCGTTCCCAAATTATCAATCCATTTAAATTCATATGGTACCCACGTAGCCGAGCAATCTTGAGGTGGATAAATTGGACTCCAAATAGTGGGTAATTGAACAACCAGATAAGTATCCATCAATAATTCAGCATATCGTTTCATTCTAAATGTGAATTTAGATGATTCGGTAGTGCGTAAATGGCGTTGACCATCAAAATCTATGCGAAACTTTTGAAGACCAAAATTGGTGTATTTTTTATACGTTGTCTTGAAAAACGTCTTTGACGGATTTCCATTTAAATATACATTTTGATTTCCATAAGCCACCAAATTTAACAATCCTCCAGGCATTTATATATATATATTTAACATACAATAATAATATTTAACTATTTACATTCTTAAATATTTAAGACTGTATAAACTTAATTGTTCTATTATGAAATATTTTTTCATATGATAGTATAAGTATCCATGGATAATAAAGTATCAGGAGTAAATAAAATGAAAGAAATGCTTTCCGGATTAATGACAAATAAAGCTACCATGGTTAAATATGTATCATACACATTAATCGCTATAATGATAATTGGTTTAATTTCTTATACCAGAAATAAAATGAATCTCGGAACTGTAAATTGTGATACAATTGAAAACGTGTATTCGTCATTCCCTTCTATTTCTTCTTTTAATGTCAATGATGCTAGTTATCAATACAAATTGAGAGATTACTATATTAAAACGGCTTACAATTGTTGTTGTAGTGGTCAATTTAAAAATGATTGGGTCGGAGAATGTGCTTTAAAAGCTTGTATAAAACAAGGAGCACGTGTATTAGACTTTGAAATTTATTCGGTGAATGATGAACCAGTAATTGCTACATCGTCAGTTAAGAATTATACAGTTAAGCAAACGTATAATGATATTCCTTTAAAAACCGCCATGCAAATAGTAAATAATTATGCCTTTGCTGGTGGATCATGTCCAAATCCAAATGATCCTTTAATCTTACATTTCCGCATATCTAGTAACAATGAGAAAATCTACAAAAAAATGGCTGATACTATTTATTCAACAATTGGTCCTAAATTATTAGGCAAAAAGTATAGCTACGAATATAACGGACATAATTTAGGAACCGAACCATTGTCAACTTTTGTGAATAAAATCATTATTTCGGTTGATCGTAGTAATCCTCTCTACGAAACAACACCTTTAAAAGAATATGTAAATATCGCATCTAACTCGGTATTTCTAAGAGCATCACGTGAGCACGATGTCAAGTTTACGCCTGATTCAAATGAATTGATTGAATTTAATAAGAAAAACATGTCGTTCACTATGCCCGACTTGAGTGTATCAAATAATAATGTGTCATCGGCACTATGTTTCAGTTATGGTTGTCAATGGGTAGGTATGTGCTTTCAAAATTTTGATTCAAATATGGAGTATTATAGTTTATTTTTTGACAAAGTTGGACACGCGTTTGTCCTAAAACCAGACAACTTACGATTTGTACCAGCTACTATTCCTAATCCAAAACCACAATCTCCTGAAAATTCTTATACTACACGCACAACCAAAACAGATTATTATTCTGTTAGTGTGTAAAATATACGGTACTTCAGAGATAGAGATAGATATAGATATAGGATATCCAAATACATATTATATTTTTATGACAGTATAATATATATTATTTATTCATGGCTACATGTAATACTAACTTAACTCTTGAAGAAAAGGAAGTTGCTATATTAAGAGATGCGATTGATATAGCTGAAAAGCGCAAAGGTCAAAAAATTACTAGTGATCCTGATGTAAAAAAAATCATTTCCATTTTAGAAGATTTTTTAAAGAAAAAGAAATTAGTATGTTATGGTGGTACTGCTATTAATAATATTCTCCCTTTAGAAGACCAATTCTATGACAAGAATATTGAAATACCAGATTATGATTTTTACTCATCCAATGCTCTGGAAGACGCAAAAAAATTGGCCGATATTTATTATGAAGCAGGATTTCAAGAAGTTGAGGCAAAATCAGGTGTTCATTATGGTACATATAAAGTATTTGTCAACTTTATTCCTGTGGCAGATATAACCTATTTAGAAAAATCGCTTTTTAATCGTGTTCAAAAGGAAGCAATCCGTGTCTATGGCATTTTATATTGTCCGCCTAATTTTCTCAGAATGAACATGTATTTGGAATTATCGCGACCGGCTGGTGATATTAGTAGATGGGAAAAAGTGTTAAAACGTCTCCTGTTATTAAACAAGAATTATCCATTAAAGGGAAAGCATTGTGATCCTAAAACTTTTCAGAGAAAATTTGAAGAGGTTGATAGTGGAAAGGAAGAACAGTTGTATTACGCTGTTCGTGATGCTTTTATTGATCAAGGGCTCGTATTTTTTGGAGGTTATGCTAGTTTTCTATATTCTACTTATATGCCCGCAAAACAGCGTAAAATGTTTCACAAAACACCTGATTTTGATGTATTATCTGAGGAACCTGAAAAAGCTGCCATTATGTTAAAAGAACGATTGGAGGATTTTGATTATACCGGTATTCAAATTATAAAACACGATGGTATAGGAGAACTAATCGCACCTCACGTTGAAGTAAAGGTAAAAATCAACAAGATTCATGAAACTGTTGCATTTATTTATAAACCTTTGGCATGTCATAGTTATAATGTTGTTAAAAAGGGTAACAAGAGTGTTCGTGTCGCTACTATTGATACTATGTTGAGTTTTTATTTCGCCTTTTTCTATAGTGGTCGCGAGTATTATGATGACGATCGTATTGTATGTATGGCTCAATATTTATTTGATGTTCAACAAAAAAATCGCCTTCAACAAAAAGGAGTTTTAAAACGTTTCAGTATTGATTGTTATGGAAAACAAGAAACATTGGAAGAAATGCGAAATATCAAATCTGAAAAATATAAGGAATTGAAGGGTGATCGTGGATCAAAAGAATACGAATCGTGGTTCTTACGTTACGTTCCATTTGAACAACACACGTACAACAAGTCTCAGTCACATTCCAATAAAAAGACCAAGGATAATAAAAAACATTCATCTAGAGCGAGTACCACGAAAAAACGCAATAAAAAGACCAAGAAGAATGCCAAAGGAAAGGGTATATTTGGACTATTTTAGGTATTTTGTGTAGCATGAATATTTCCAAATTATTTCCAATAATAATAATAATAATAATAACATATGTATATGTCATCATACACATTGTTATACACTGGTTTGATATTACTAATGTATTTTTTAGCGGGTGTCAAGAAAGCTACGAGTTTTTCATCAACCGTAAAAGGTTTTCAAAGTATGTTTTTCCTACAAAAATTACCCCGTATTTTTTATGACTTAACTATATTAGGAGTTGTTGTATTAGAAATATTTGCTCCAATTATCATAATGTTCTCTCTATATACAAATACATACACAGATTGTGCGTATTATTCTAGTGTAGGATTAGCATTATTTACTGTTTTAGCAACTCTCATTTATCATTTCCCGACAAATAAAGGACAATATTCAGCTTTTATGAAAAATTTAACAGCAATTGGTTCACTAATGTTACTTTCAACATTATTTGCTTAGAACAGTATTTCAAATATTTTTATCGTGGGTAATATTAAATGGATTGTAAATTAATTATTCTAACTTTTATCATCACTGCTTTGTGGGACGTTGTCTTGCGGTTTATGTCTCTTAATTTTGAAAAACTACCTAAATCGCTACAAATGGATTTTGTTAAATACTTGAAACCTTACTTTCAACATCATACTCTTTTAGCCGCCGCTCTAATCGCTGGTTTTGTAGGAGCAACAACACAACCGTTTATTTTATCAATAATGTCTTTTCCTAAAAGCATATTTGATATAGTGTCGGTTGGAAAATTTATGATAGTGACCTTTATTATTAGCGCATTATATGGATTTATAATGAAATGGAGTAAATTATTCCCTTATCTTGAAAAATATTATTACGATAATTTAGGTGTAGTTGGTGGTATGTATCATGATGGTGTATCAGGCGTCATTGTTCAACTTACATTACTATTACTACTGTCTACTATATTACGATAAATAACTTATTATTCTACACATTATCATTACATATCTGTTTATCTGATGACATTCCATTTATTGTATCACATATGTAATTCAATGGATGTTTCATACTATCATATACACCTTCAACAAAACTAATATGTGAACTCATTTTTTTACACTCATCAATTACTTCTCCATCCAATTTGCTACACATTACATCCATTTTTTCATTGAGTTTTTCAATATTTTTATTCATTACCAGTAATATTTCCTTAATCTCGTCAAGCGTAGTCGTCATATACAATTTTGAAGATTTAAATTTATTAGGAAAATACGAATGTGTACATTGATTCAAAGCATTGCGAAATTCATATTATAATAATAATAATTTTATGTATTTTTATTATATTTTACACAATTTACCCATTCAATAGTGTATGTTTTTCTTGATTTATGTTTTTTTTGATTTATGTTTTTCTTGATTTACTATTCATTGGTTTGTTATTCCTTAGTTTATGACTCTTTGTTTTATGACTCTTTGTTTTATGACTCTTTGTTTTATGACTCTTTGTTTTCTGTTTTTTTGTTTTCTGTTTTTTTGTTTTCTGTTTTCTTGCTTTCTGTTTTCTTGCTTTCTGTTTTCTTGCTTTCTGTTTTATATATTTTCCTCCACCATACACATTAAGTGTATCTTCATCTACAGTCGCACCTATTACACTTTTTGGAGATTTATATCGTGTCACTGTCATAGCTGAATTAAGTAACTTTGTAAATTCTCCTGTAAAAAAAGATTTCAGTTCTGGAGTAAAGAATGAAGGGAATATTATACGTGTGGTATCCAATATATTATTAACCGGATAACCTACAGTATTATCAGCACCAAGACTGGCAGATAAATATTGAGCACGTTCCGGAATTATTGGTCGGTCTTGTTGTTCATAAAATGCTAATCTTGTCTTATCCTTTTCTCTTTTGGAAGTTCTTTCAGGATTTTTTAATAATGTTGTTAAATCCTTTTTTATATATGATTGTGATACAATCCACATATGGTCAAAAACAGGGTCGATATTACTCCAGTCAAATACAGATTGTTCAATAGCTATATCTAATGGAGATGATTGAACTAATCCTGAACAGATGATATTTCCATGAATCATTATATTCATTTGTGCAAACATATCCATGCTAAATAATTGTATATTTGATTCACCTATTTGAATACTTCTAGCAGTAGTATTTCTCATCTTTGCTGGATCTAAATTTGATAACATTATAGTAAAATCTTCATTAAATAAGGTAGACTTAGTTTCTTTATATTGCTTATTTATTTCATTTATAAAAGTTTCCATAAAGTTGTTCATGCCAATATATATTGTTAATATCAATAAATGGTATATGATAATTTGATACACCTTCTCTTTGTTATCATCCTTAATCCATACTTTACTATCAATATCATTTACCATATATGATACCGGTTTTCCTGGAATATCCATTCCACGATATATACTAACTTCACCACCTGATTTTGCTATAACCCCAAGTTGGTTGCTCATTAAATCGTTTGAAATATTAGAAATACATTGATTAATTACGTTACGTAATGTAATATAATAATTCCCGTCTGGACTATATTTACGTGCATATTCTAAAATACCTCCATTCTCTACCTCGTCTTTGTATTGGGTATATACTATTGTAGTACGGTTATTTTGGTTACCTGTTAAATTTATCTCTATATTTAAAGTCTTTAACAAATAATCCATTATATTTCCACCTAAAAAATGATACTCGGTAATTAGTGTGGTGTTAAATATTGTTGTACGATTCAACAACTCTTGTAAAAAATTAGCATATGGTGTGACATTATTAAATTGATTCATAATAAATGTATAATCACTAGTCATTTTTTGTATTTGTGTATTATTATCATCCGGATTAACTCCAAAATATTGAAGTATTGACCACCCATAAACATTTAAATAGGGAATACCTGTAGTTATATCACATAATGTATTATAAGCATTAACGATATTAAGACCTGCATTAATTTCAAGTGACATATCTACAATTGGTATGTTACCATCATACATCACCTGTAATAATACACCTGGAAATATATAACGTTTTACAGAAGTATTCTTACCCCATATATAGTTTATACTAACTTGTTTTCCAATTTTTGTAGATATTTCTTTCGCAAATGTATCTAATCCTAATACTATAGGCTCGAACGTCTTTACCCTAGATTCCATTGATGTTATTTCACTGTATCTTTTATTTTGACTATAATCGGTAGAAGGTTCTACTATTAAGATGGTATCTATATTGTTATTATTTACTTGACGGGGTAATGAGTATGATGTACCACTTATAATGTTATTCAAAGCATGACCTCCTATTATTGAAAAAAACATTGTATTTTTATCTAAATTATTTATCATATACTTTAAATATTCGGTTTGGACAAATTTTATATTTTGATCAGTAAGACTCATATTTGAACCCGACATTATTTTCGTATATATAATACGTTTATACAAAAATAATTGTTATTTACTATTTATTGATATTCTTACACAGTCAAATATAACATGATATCTCTCCATATATTTTTAAATACTGATATATGTTGTTGGATAAATGCGTCCTTTCTCCATCTCTCGGGAAAAATAGTATCTATATAAAGGCCTACCCTAAATATATAGAAAAGAATAACGTAGATAATTTCTCTCAATCTGAAAAATAATATTTGTGTAATGGACCAATCGTTTACATAACTACACATGTTATTAGGCTCGTTCTTTTCAAAGAATGAATGGGTATCGTTGAGTCCTTCCAACAATCGCGGGTAAATATTCTTCTCTTTTTTAATAAAAATCATCTTCTTGATTTTATCAAAACTTTGTAGATTAAAGAAGAGTACCTTTCTATTTTCATTATTCTTAGACTTGAACATATAAGGGAACGCACCATCAATACAACCGTCCTTATCAGTATACTCTCTGTCTATTAAATAAGGAACGTAGAGAGATTTGACGACATAATCTATCAATTCAGCACGCGTTTTATACTTTCTTTTAACAATTTGCTTCCCTTTTTTTGTATCAAAATAGGTTAGATAAAATCTATTGTTAGCCTTTTTTACATCTTCATCTGTTATCGTCTTGTCCAATTCTTTTTTAATGACAATCAACATCTTTTTTAAATCTTGGTTTTTCCGGATACACTTGTAACACATATAACATACACTTTTGGCTAGATCCATCTTATCAAGAAGAAATAATAGTCCTAAAATGGCTCCAATACTACAACCAGACACTCTTTTTATCTTTATTTTCTCTCTAGCTTCCAATTCTTTCATATAAAACAGTCCTCCTAACATATAGACACCGTTAAAGGCTCCTCCATCCAATACCAAGTCTATTTCTTTTGATAAATGTTTTTCGGGTATGTTTTCAATCAATGTATTAATAAAGGCATTTAGTGCCAT